GTGGCTTGTAAGAAGATAAAACAAGCCGTAACGCGTTATTTTAACGATTTAAACAACCCCGATTATTTCTTTGATCAAAGTGCAGTAGAAAAATTTATCGCTTTCTCGAAACTATGCCCACACGTTAAAGGACACTTGCGAGGTGAGCCGATTATTCTTTCAGATTGGCAAGTTTTCCTCTTTGCCAACATTCTGGGCTTTAAGCGTAAAGATACAGGATTAAGAAAATATCGCTCTGCTTATGTTCAAGTAGCAAGAAAGAACGCGAAATCAACGGTAGCAGCCGTTTTAGCCAATTGGTTTTTGGTGATGGAAGGCGGCCAACAGGATATATACACGGCAGCCGTGAGCCGAGACCAAGCCCGAATCGTTTTTGATGATGCGCGTCAAATGTGCTTACTTTCGCCTTTACTGAAAAAACGGCTCAATATTCAACAGCACAAACTCATCAACCCTAAGAACAACAGTATCATGCGCCCATTGGCTGCTAAATCTTCAACCATTGAAGGCACGAACCCTAGTTTAGCGATTGTTGATGAATATCACCTACACACGGACAACAGCGTCTATAGCGCATTAGAATTAGGACAAGGCGCACGCCCAGAAGGTTTGCTCTTTGCTATTACAACGGCTGGCAGTAATGTGATTTCGGCTTGCAAACAGCATTATGATTATTGCGCTCAAATCCTTGAAGGAAACGAACAAAACGACAGCTTATTTGTGCTCATTTTTGAATTAGATGAAGAAAGTGAAATCGACAAGCAAGAGAACTGGATAAAAGCCAATCCCAATATTGGTAAATCCATTCCTTACCTTGATTTTGAGAACACTATCAAGAAAGCGAGGGGGATTCCTTCCGAATGGGTGGAAATGCTTACCAAGCGATTTAATGTATGGTGTCAAGGCACAACCCCGTGGCTAGGCGAAGGAAACTGGGCACAATGCGAACGGCAGTACACCGAAAGCGATTTACTTCACCAAGATTGCTATTTAGGACTGGATTTATCTAGCACCAATGACTTAACCAGCCTTTGCTATACCTTTCCACAAGGGAAGAAAGTGCGGTTAGTTACTCGGCATTATATCCCTGAATTTCAACTTAATAACGTGGCAAATAAAAACCGTGCAATGTATCGAAACTGGGTGCGTAGTGGTTGGCTGATTGCAACGGAAGGCGACTGTATCGACTATGACAAAATCAGAGATGATATTTTGAAAGATGCGCAACGTTTCAATATTAAGATGATTGGCTTTGACGTATGGAATGCAACCCATTTACGCACACAATTACAAGCGGCAGGGCTTGAGGTTGAACCATTCCCGCAAACCTATCAACGATTTAGCCCAGTGGCGAAAAGTGCAGAAGTATTAATAAACCGACAGATGATAGAACATCATGGCGATCCAGTGCTTACCTGGGCGCTATCCAATGTGGTGATGGAAACCGATGCAAACGCCAACATTAAACCAAACAAGAAGAAAGCCGCAAACAAAATCGACCCAGCCGTAGCCTTTCTGATGTCTTTCGGCACTTATCAACTTGAATATGGTGATTTGATTTTCGAGCTTTCAGATGAATACAAACACGCATTAGAACAATTTAATGGTATTGATTTATAACTACAGAGGGAAACTATGGCAGTTCAAATAAAAGGCTTAAAAGAACTTGAGCAAAACTTAAAAAAACTAAATAAGGATATAAACAAAGTCGCTGCAAAAGCAATTAGAAAAGGACTAAATAGCGCGGCCAAGTCGATTGAAAAAACAATCAAGCCGAATGTTCCAACATTGAAGAGTAGCACTAATTTCCGACAAAAAGGAACAATTAAAAACAACGTTCGACATAAAACAAGGGTAGCCAAAGATGGCCTAAGCGGTATCACGACAATTCGGGTTATGCGATCTAAAGGCCTTAGAATGGCAAAAATTGGGGAAAATACAAAAGATAAATCAGATCCGTTTTACTGGTGGATGGTTGAATATGGCACAGTAAAAATGAAAGGTCGCCATTATATGGAAAAAGGCTTTAAATCTGGTGAGGCACAAGCCCTGAAGATTGCAAAAGAGGTTGCAGAAGAAGAATTAAAAAAAGCGTTCAAATAATAGAAAAGCCCGACATTTCACAATGTTGGGCTATTTTGGCAAAAACTTACATACAGGACGTTAATTTAGGCATTTGTGGATCGCCCCTCCTTAAAGTTTGCGGCAAACTTCCGAAAAAGTAAGCCGCTCACGTTTAGAAGACTTTGAAAATATTTCTAAATTCAAAGCGAGACTATTATAAAACTTTTCTGATGAACAAAAAATAGCCGTAGCTTAACGCATCTAAACTTTGATAAAATAGAACAAGAAATAAACAGAGAAACAAGGGGAAAAGTATGATCAAATCCGTTTTATCCGCATTTGGTTCATTTGTATTTTCTGCTTTAGATTTTTTGTTATTTTTGGCTATATTGCTTTTTGTTGGCTTGTTGGTTTTCATCTTTTGGCCAATATTAAAATGGCCTTTACTGGCTTTTCTAATAGGTGCGATCACCTTCTTTTGTTATCTAATATACAAGATAAAAGAGAAACCAAAACCGCTAGAACAAGACGAAATATTATCCAGCTGGGCAGAACAGGAATTACAACGCCCTATCATTCAACGGATTTTACAAAAACAAGAGGAAAACAAACCGTTCATTAGCGGAACAATAACGCATGTTGGAAATGACGGAAAAGAAACTCGATTAGGTAATATCACTATAAATATAAAAAACAGGGAATAATATGGAAAATAAGGAATATCTACTAAGTTTTTTTGTAATAGACAATAATGGGAATGAAATTGATAGCGACATTATATCCATAGATGCATTAGATGAAAGAGATGCTAGAACTAAATCTATGATATTTCTACAAAAAAGATATAAAGGAAATCGATGGGAAATAGAATCTATTACATTAGCTGAATAACCAAATAAAGCGCATCTAGGCTGATCACCGAAAGCAAGAAACCTTATCTTGTTGGTGCGCTCCTACCAATAAGGGCAAATGCGAAAGGGGCGTTTATGAATAATAATTTATTTAATATTCTTCTTAACACATTAAAAAAAATAGAAGATGAAACTAATTTAAGCCAAGATGATGTAACAAAAGGTTTTAAACAATTATTTCCTCTAATAGAAAGTATAGGAAATGATGAGGGAGATATTCTAGATAGTATTATTTATGAAGGATTAAAGAGTGATGATATAAAGGATGTTATTTTTTATTATTTAGACTGTTTAGAAAAGATTCTTTTGAAATCAATAAATATGAAAGACATATTTATGATTAATGATCTGAAATTTATCCTTACTGATAAAGATGAGTTCGAAAATGAGTTATCCAGTCGCACTGAAATAGATACTAGAAATATAAGATTATTTTTAATTACAAAAACTCTTTTAAAAGCAAAAATCAATGAATTATATTCCTATTCAAATGTCACCCCTAAAGCTGAAAGAATAGCAAAAGGAAAAACTCCAAAAGCCAAGAAACCCGATCAAATCAAGGCTGAAGAATGGGTTAAAGATGTATGGAGAATGCATCCTGATGTTACACAAGGACAAATGGCAATAGATGTTAAAGATGCTTTGGACCTACCTCAAACAATTAAAACGATAACTGGATGGATTAAGCCTTTAGACCCACAAAAAGGAAAGAGAAAAAGAAAACCTAAAGATTATTACCAATAAGCAACTTATTTCCTGAAATAAGCTACTTTTCGCCATTATTCCATTTCTAAAAATCAGTTCTAATACCTCTCGTAACGTTACACCACGCATTTTATGTTTAACTACGAGAGGTATTTTCATGAACGAAGCTCAAAAATTAAATCTGAAATTAAACCCACAACAAAAACTAATCACTGGTGAAACCGCTTGCCATATTGTTGGCTTTGGTCGCACCAAACTCAACGAGCTTGTAAAAGCTAAAAAATTCCCTCAACCAATCCGCTTTTCACAAAACTTTGTCCGTTGGGATTTAGAGGAAGTGAATCAATGGATTGAAGAACAGAAGGCTGCACGTGCTTAATCATTGGTTAATAGAAAAGAAAAACGCCATAGCAAGGAAAAAAGAACTATGGCGTAACAATTTAGAAACGATTCTAATTTAAGGAGGTAACCATATGGGTGGTTACAAAACTATTTTATCAGAAATCTTTATAAAAAACACTTTACAAAGTGCGGTGAAATTTGGCATTATTTTCTCGCAATCAGAAAAAGTGATTGCCAGCCGTGGAAAGCTGAACTATTTAACTTTGGCGAACGACAGCACGCCATTAAACCGTGCTTTTTTTGTTCGTGACATTCGCACACCAAAAGAATATGCGGATTTTGTTTTCAATCTAAATCCGATCATTCTCTCAATGGTAGAGCGTAATGAGCAGTCTTTGACTGGCTGTCTTCCAAAGTTGGCAGTTTTCCACCTTGTTACGCTCTACCGCCCGACCGTGGAAAGTCTAGCGGTAGTTCCTGAAAATTTAACTTTGGAACTTACGCAAATGTATCAATTCATTTTTGCGCTTATTCGCGCACCTCAAATCAAAATCAGACTTCTTGCCGATACTGAACAACAAGCACGCTCACGTTTTACCGATGGCGATACCTTGTTATTCGTTGGCAGAATCAACCAAAACCCATTGAAAAACAACCGCACTTTTTCAACTAATGGAAAAAATCACAGCTTGCCAGCAGGGCAGAATGTGGGTAGTATTGAAAGCACTACTACTATCGAGGGCAACCGCAACCCTTATCAATGCGGTATTTTTTTACCTAAAATTCATTCCTTGCACGTTCCTGAAAAATCGGGTGCGTTGTCTTATATCGAATTTGCGGTACAGATGATAAGCCGAAATAAGGCGGAGTTTATCCGCACGAATAAGGCTAGCCGTTCGATAGCGGTAGTTGAGTCTGTATCGCACCCATTTATGGGCGATACTCTTACATTAACTAAATCTATCGGAAATCCAACAATGAAAATCTACCCTCAAAACAACCGCACTTTAGCGGCACTTCCTACCCTTTCTGTATCTGCAACACAAGGGGGCGCAAATGCTTAATCAATCAATTTTATCTGCACTACAAGAGATAACAAGCTTTAATCAATTTGCCGAACGCAATCAAGTAGAGCGAATGAAAGTAAGTGATTTAAAAGCCTTGCGTAATGAAACTGAAAATCTTTGTGAATATATCGAATATGGATTGATGCACTTAGGCGACTTAATGCAAACCCTAGGCAATCTTGCTGACACAGAGCAGGATTTTACACGCGAGGCAATGAGTAACGATAACGTGAAACATATTGGCGGTCTGATCAAAGCTAATGCCTATCTACTCAATGCGTTGAGAGAAACTGCAGAATTAGCAGACTATTACATTCCCGAAAATAAGGGGGTGGAGTGATGATCAAACAAGTAAACCTCCCCTATCAATTAATTTTTGTTTATGACGATGGCGACCAATTCATAGCGGGCAAATATGGCACGCTTAGAGAGGCGTTACAGGCAAAAATCAGATGCAAGCACGAAATAGGACAAGCCGATATTTGCGGTCGAGTGTTAGAAGTGATCTCGGTTTTGAAAGGGGAAGACAATGAAAGCTAAAAAAATCAAAGCATTCAAAGCACCATATACACCGACACCCGAGCAGTTAGAGAAATCTTACAAACGGATTAAACAATTCTTAGCCTTTGCAGAAGATTATCTACACTCTGGACACTACAAAGGTCTGGCGGCATCAATCGAACAAATCAAGAAAGCGGCAACAATTAGAAAGGTGGCACAACATGAAACCAAGTAACCCAATGCAACAACTTCAACAGTGGAAAGATAACCGCAATGCAAATCTGCATTCTGCTAACACCAACAAGCTCAAAAATGAGCTCGTTAAAAGTGCGGTTAAGAGTGCCAACCAGCCCAATTCTGGACTGGTTAAAAATACGCAAGGAAACGTAGGTAGTGAGACCAAAAACAAATATCAAGGGAAACTCTACGCTAATCCCTTATCTTTTAAATTCGCCCAGCTGTCACGCCAATTCAAGTTGATTTTAGACAGTAACCGCAAGTGTTTAGAGGTTTATCCTGATGACTTTCATCACAAAATAAAGTTTAGAGATGAACTTACTGATTTAGTGGTGAGATTAAAAACAGGCGGAAAGTTATTTAATGAAATGGTTAAGACGCAAGGTGCAAAACTTAACCCAAATAACCAAGAAACAATCAGAAACTTTAATCAAGCTAATGACTACTTAATTCATAAGTTCGGTGAAGTTATCGCACAAATAAACCAACTCAATATTGAACGCGTTGAGGGTGATAAATTGCAAGGGGGAAATAATGAGTAAAACTGCTTTTATTTTAACTGCTGGCTATCACGTTGTTGATGATTTATTTATGCTGACTGTTGTCGCAATGCGAGAAAGCAAAGGGGATATTTTAAGCCTTCATCGCGATTATGCTCGGCAAGGGAAACTAACGAACGTCAGAGCCATTAATTTAAATCATTACACGCTAGAAATTAGCTTAGGCAATGCACGCGCGCCCATTATTCACGCAGAGGGAAGAAGAGAACGTGCGGAGGCTGAGGAGGCGATAGCGCCTTTCAAAACAATCTACCCTACTGCTCAAATTCGAGTGATTCAGTTCAAGGACGCATTTTTATTTAAGCAATGCTCAGGAATTGGATTAGGGATTGATGCGGAGCAAGGAGGCAAACAATGGCTAAATTAATCAATGCACCGCACCTTGCGGATCAACCACATGAACCTTACTCTGATATTTTCATTCTTGCTGGGCGTAAAGCCTGGCGAGCATGGGATAACGGAAAGGGTGAAGAATGGCTCTTGTTATGTTCTTTAATTTACGGATTAGATAGAAATATAAAACCAGTTATTCTTGGAGAAGACCAGTTAGAGAGTATTTCATCTATCCGCATAGTCAAAGAAGATCAACAATTAGTAAACCTTGTTCAATATGGTGAGCTGTCAAAAGCTGAAATAACGGCTATTTGTAAAAACTTAGCTAAAAACTCTGATGCGATAGAAGTCAAACTTCTTGATTCTACAGCGCAGACTAAAGAAGATTTAAGTGCTTATATTCAACGCTTACGCAATGATAAAGAGACTGCAGATCTCGCAGAGAAATTAGCACCGCCAGAGAAAGTGAAAGATAGCGATTGGGCAGATAAAAAAGCTCGTGCACTTTCTAAATATCTAGGCTTTGATTTTGGATATATACCGCTCACAAAAGAAACGCTAACTTATAATGGCATAAGTTGGGATCGATACGATGAGGGAAATTTAATCAGTGGTGCAGTACGTTTTTTTGAAGAAAATAATCTTAGATATAACGCCAATTCAATTGAATTGACAGTAAAGACGTTGAAGATTCAATCTACGATACTAGGCTCACCAAAACAAGGTTTATTAGCCTTTAAGAATGGGGTTCTTGATAGAAAAACGTTGGAATTTTCAGAGCATTCTAAAGAAAACTGGCTTTTATCGCATATTCCTCATGATTATATTAATAAGAGACAACCAACGCCAAATTTTGATAAGTGGCTTGACTGGGTAAGCGATGGTAACCAATCAAAACAAAATGCAATTTTGGCCGCGTTCTATATGATTCTCACCAATCGTTATAACTGGCAAATGTATTTAGAAGTTACAGGACATGGCGGAAGTGGAAAATCAGTCTTTGCTAAATTAGCTAAAATGTTAGTTGGTGAACAAAATATTAGTGCAGCATCTTTAGAAGATTTTGAAGACCCCAAAGAAATGGATGGATTTGAGGATAAACTACTATTAATTTGTTCTGAACAGCAAGCATATGGTGGAAAAGGTTCTGGATTAAAACGCGTAACAGGTGGCGATGATGTTCGAATAGATAAAAAATATATATCTAGATTTACCACCGTCATTCCCGCGGTTATCTTGGTAGTGAATAATGAGCCAACAAAATTTACTGATAGAACTGGTGCGATAGAGAGACGGAGAGTTATTTTTTCTTTTGATAAAATCATCCCAGAAAAAGATAGAGATCCTGATTTGATGGACAAAATAGCAAGTGAAATCAGTGCTATCATTTACAAGATAATCCACTCCTTTAAGCATCCATCAGATGCAAAGCAACTTCTAGAGCAGCAACAAAAAAGTGATGAGGCGTTAAAGATTAAAATCAATTCCGATCATATCACTTTATTTTGTAGTTATTTCTACACTACAGAAGAAGAAAATGGGCTTGGGATCGGTAACGCAAAGATGCGCAGTCGTTTTAGAACTCACCTTTATCCTGCTTATTTAGAATTTGTCGATGCGCTAAACCATGAATACCCGATAAGTTATAACAACTTTACGAGTGCAATCAAACAAGGGTTAATTCAAAATAGAAACCCGATTGATTTCAAGAGTAAAAAATCTACAGGTGGAGTATTTAAAACAAATGTTCACTTCAAAAACTTTGATGAGTTTTTTAATGAATATTTACAAAAATAACAAAATAGAGGGCGAAAGCCCTCTTTTTGGTTAATTAAAGAGGGGAAACAGTGGAGAGATGGACACGTGGAGACACACTGATTTTCAAGTATCCACTCACCCAACCATATGATTTAAAACAATAAAATGCAAAAAAGTGGATAGTGGAGGCAAAAAATCAAAAAATAAAACTTTTTTTTATTTTTTTTGACAACACTCTACAAAATTACTCCATAATTGCATCACTGGGCGGCGGAGTTCTACATAATCATAACGATTATATGCTTGGCTTGTTTTATCTCCGACACGATGAGCGAGACAACTTTCGGCAAGACGAAAATCAACAGCCTGATTCTCCAAAAATGTTCTAGCTATCGATCTCAATCCGTGAGCATCTTGAATCCCTTTATAACCTATCTTTCTCAATGCATTAGCTATTAGTTCTTTACTAGCGGAATGATTTGGCTTGCTATAATGAGAAAAAACAAATTTATTATCTCCAGTAATAGGCTTTAACTCTTCCAAAATTTTTAACATTAAAGAAGAAAGCGGAACAACATGAGGAAATTGCCCCTGTCTTGTTTTTTTCATTTTGATTGCTGGAATAGTCCATAACTTCTTATCAAAATCAATTTCAGACCATTCAACAGAAACAGCCTCTGCTGGACGAACCATTGAAAGCAATTGCCAAAGGAATAGCATCTTAGTTAAATAATCCCTATTTGAGTTTCTAAAATCATTTAATAGTTTCGGCAATTCCTCTGGCTTAATTGCGGGATGATTCTTTTGCGGCTCTTTGTGATAAGCATCTGCAGCTTTTATACAAGAATTAAAAGGCATTAATCCTAGCGTTACTGCATAATTCAAAATTTGATTAGATAAATTCAACAGTCGGTGCAGCGTATCATTAAACCCTTTTTCATATAGAGGTTTAACCGTTTTAATCAGTAAAGGAGAGGTTATATCATCAATAGAATAGTTACCAATATGATTAAAGATATATTTTTCTAGCCTGGCCCAATTCTTTTCCATAGTTAAAGGTTCAACTTCCCTACTTCTCTTTTCCTTCCAAAGCAACGCAACTTTAAAGAAGGTATTTTCATTCTCTCCTCTAGCGATTCTCTCTTGTTCTTTTTCATGTTCTTGAGGATCGATTTTTTGAGCAATTAAAGAAAGCCATTTTTCACGCTTTTGACGAGCCAATGAAAGACTTATAGAAGGATAAGTACCAATAGTAAAAGATGTTCTCTTGTTCGTGATTGGGTGGTAATAGTTAAAAATCCACGCCTTAGCTCCTGTTGGTTTTATGCGTAAAAAAAGACCTTTACCATCAGTTAAATTGTATTCCTTAGCCTTTGGTTTAGCCTTATCAACTTCAGTATTTGTAAGGGGTTTAGTAACACGAGGCATCATTTTTCCTTAGTTTTAGTAACAAGCTTTTTAAAGTTTAGCATCTTGTTACTAAACTTGTTACTAAAAACAGCGATTAAAAACAATTAAAGGCGATTAGATATGAGGGGCGGAAGTGCTATAAACCCTTGTGAAGCCTAGATAAAACAAAACCCCGCGATTAGTTTCGCGGGGTTATGAAAGGGTTAGATGGTGCGACTAGCTGGACTCGAACCAGTGACCCCCACCATGTCAAGGTGATGCTCTAACCAACTGAGCTATAGTCGCACTGTATAAAGTTTCTGGAATTATAGATATTTTTAATCTGAAAACAAGTATTTTTCTTAAAACCCGATATAACTGGCAAAAAAGTAAACAGTATTGCCTTAGATAACCGAGCTGTTTTTGATTTCCCAAATTTTTAAGCGTATAATGCGCACCGATTTTTCATCTGGCTAATATATAGCCAAGTAAAAATAGTA